TATGACAGTAAAGTTATTATGCATGCAGACTATGTTAAGTTAGGAGATGTTGAATTCAGAGTTAGAAAAGGTGGTAAAGAACGAGTTCGTTCTGAAAAATCAAAAAACGTTCATGCATTTGTGATTGGAAGATTATTAGATTATTGTGAATATCCTTGTGATGACATTCCAAATCCACCATCTGATATGATTGTGACTTACAATCCTTATAGACACGATTCATTTGTTTATAAACAAAGTGAAGAACCCGTTTATAGAGCCGAAGAAGTTGATATGATTAATTCACAAAATAAACTATTTGTAGTTAAACAATAAATGCCGTTACCAAGAACAATAGTCAAACCAACATTACCTTTAGTACCAAAAAAAGTTTTATCTGAACGTAGAGAAGAACTTTTACAATATATTAAAGAAGATGGTACTTATTTACCTAAGTCAGTATTACATGCCGATTTGGATAGGGGGATGCTTGATTTTGTTAAGACAGAACTTGAGGTTGTCACTGCGGGTAAAATTGTTCCTTTATTAGATGTTATTATTACAACTCAAAACTGGACACAATATTTAGAAACATGGCAATTTGTGGATATGGATTACAATCCTGCCCCGCCATTTATCACGGTAGTTAGAACACCTGAAGTTAAGTATGGTACAAACCCATCACTTCAATATACAATTCCAAATAGAAAACAATTTTATTATGCGTCTGTTCCAACTTGGAATGGAAACGAACAAGGTATGGACATTTATACAATTCCACAACCTGTTCCTGTTGATATTACTTATAGTGTAAAAATTATTTGTAATAGAATGAGAGAATTAAACCAACTAAATAAGATTGTAATGCAAACTTTTTCATCAAGACAAGCATACACTTTTATTAAAGGTCAATATGTTCCAATCATTTTAAATAATGTTTCTGATGAATCTCAAATGGGAATGGAGGCAAGAAAATATTACGTTCAAAGTTATGAGTTTACAATGTTGGGTTATTTGATTGATGAAGAAGAATTTGAGGTGAAACCCGCAATTCAAAGAGTTACTCAATTAATTGAAATAGATACATCATCAAGAAAACGAAAAATTGATAAGTTTCCAAAAAACCCCGATGAGTTTGAAATGCCGTTTTTATTTGTTTCGGGTAATACCGTTTTAACCGATAGAATTGATTTTACCGCCAACATGAGTTTAGTATCAACAAACAATGTTGATACGTTTGATGTGTATATTAATGACGATTATTATGGTAGTGATTTACAAATGATTGAAATTACAACAAACGATATTTTAAGGATTGAGGTTACAAAAGATAACAATACTCAAGAAGCAAATATTTTATACGAAAACAAATTAGTTTAATCTTCTCCGTATATATCTTTCTTATCCTTACACCTTTCAAGGATTAAATTCTCCAAAAATTTATAAATCTTAATTCCACGTTTCTCACAATACTTTTTTAAGATTTCGTGTGATTCAGGGGATATTTTGATGTTCTTTATTTCTTTCTTGATTTTCATGGGTAGAAAAAAGGTAGAATTTATTCATACCGTTTATAAATACTTATCTAAAAGTAAAGTTTTTTCACCAAAACTCTAATATTTATCTATAAAATAAATCTGTAACAGAATAATTTAATAATGGCAACACAAGCAAATCAAAAAGTATTCGTATCACCAGGCGTTTACACATCTGAAACCGACTTATCGTTCGTAGCCCAAAGTGTGGGGGTAACGACTTTAGGTCTTGTTGGGGAAACTATAAAAGGCCCAGCATTTGAACCAGTATTCATAACAAACTACGATGAGTTCCAAGCTTATTTTGGTGGAACCGAACCCGTTAAATTTTATAACACTCAAATCCCAAAATATGAAGCGGCATACATTGCTAAATCATACTTGCAACAATCAAACCAATTGTTTGTCACAAGAGTATTAGGTTTGTCAGGTTATGATGCGGGTCCATCTTGGAGTTTATCATTAGTAGCCAATGTTGACCCAACGACTATTGGTAACCCATCAAACGCAACAACATTCACCGCAACCTTTACAGGTACGTCAACAGGAAACACCGTTACGTTTGTTAGTGGAGCTTTACCAACTCAAGTTCAGACAAATTTAAATGTTCAATACAGACTACAAGACGGCTCAACATCTACAATACAAGATGACTTCAATGTTTATTTGGGTGACATAATTGACACACCTTCTCTTTCAGCAACAACATCTGTAATTTATGGTGCAATTCCTGATAATGAATATACACCATTAATTAACTCATACCCAACAGTTCAAAATCCATATAACTGTATTAATGATTTTGAACTTAATGATTTATCGGCATCTTCAAATGACTCTTGGTATTATGCAAACTTTGATATTTCTTCAGGAAATAACTACACAGGTTATTCATTCTATTATTCTGTCACTAATTTAGTAACGGGTGGAACAGGAGTTTTCACAGGTACTATTACTGGTGAATCATATGCATTTACAGGTACTGCTTACACAGAATTTAATAACATGGTTGTTGGTACTCTTCGTTCAAGAGGTATTTCAGAATATGTTAATAATTCTAGTAGTGTTGACCACGGACCTGTTTATGAGGTTGGTATTGATTACGCAAACAACAATGCTTGGGTTCCTAACAATTTACAATTAATTTGTACTGGTCAATATTCAGGTATAACTAACACACCATACGGAACATTCTTGTTGTCAGGTGTAACTAAAGATAACAATACATTCTCATTAGAAACTTCATTATTGGCGTCTTCTGCAAAATACATTACTAAAGTGTTAGGGGTTGATAATTTTGGTAAATCAAGATTTCAAGTTCCAATTTATGTTGAAGAAATTTATCAAGGAAGTTTAAATTATGCTTATAGTCAAGGATACATTCGTGGGTTAAATTGTGATTTAATCGCATTACCCGATGCAAGAAGTCAATCAAGTCAATCAATTGCTTGGAATTTAGAAAAATACCAATCACCTGAAACACCTTACTTGGTTTCTGAATTAAGAGGTAATAAAGTATATAACCTATTTAAATTCATTTCTATTTCTGATGGGGATTCTGCAAACACCGAAATTAAAGTGTCAATCGCTAACTTATCATATAACAATATGTCGTTTGATGTTTTCGTTAGAAATTTCTTCGATACAGATGCAAACCCTGTTGTAATTGAAAAGTTCACCAACTGTAATATGGACCCAGCAACTAATAACTTTATTGCGAAAAAAATTGGTTCATCTAATGGTGAGTTTGCGTTGATTTCAAAATACATCATGGTTGAAATGGCAAATGAATATCCAATCGATTCTTTACCTTGTGGTTTCTACGGTTATACACAAAGAGAATATGAGGATGCTGCGATTTATCCATCAGCATATCCTAAATTTAAAACAAAATACGATTACCCTGGAGAAGTTATTGCTAACCCACCTTTTGGAACACCTGTTGGTGGTTCAAATACTGTGGAATCTCCTGGCGATATTGTTAGAAGAACTTACTTAGGTTTCTCAACACAATACGGAATTGATGAATCGTTCTTAACTTATAAAGGAAAACAAAACCCACAATCAAATTGGGCGTTAGCAACTGACTCATTCAAATGGAATTACTTGAGTAAAGGTTTCCACATGGATTCAGGAGCAACTGTTGTTACAATTGCTAATACATCAATGACAAGTGGTCAAACAGCATTTGAATGTGGTGTTGCAGAATTTAGAGCGGACCCACAAACACAAGAAAACCCATACTACTTTATCTACTCAAGAAAATATACTATATGTTTTGCAGGTGGATTTGATGGTTGGGACATTTATAGAGAATGGAGAACTAACCAAGATAGATTCCAATTAGGAGCATCAGGTTATTTAGCTGGTACTGCACCATCTTCAAGATACCCAACTGCGACAGGTGACGGATTGTTTAAGAGAATTATTGTTCAAAACAATACTCAGGACTTTGCAAATACTGACTACTACGCTTACTTACTTGGTATCTTAACATTTGCTAACCCTGAAGCGACTAACATTAACGTATTTGCAAGTGCAAGTATTGACTATGTTAATAACTCAAATCTTGTAGAAGAAGCAATCGACATGATTCAATACTCAAGAGCTGACTCAGTTTATATCTGTACAACTCCTGACTACCAAATGTATACACCAGATTCAACAAGTTCTTTGGATATCATCTATTCACAAGAAGCGGTTGACAACTTGGATAATACAGGAATTGACTCTAACTACACTGCTACTTACTACCCTTGGATATTAACAAGAGATACTGTAAACAATACACAAATTTACTTACCACCAACAGGTGAGGTTTGTAGAAACTTAGCATTGACTGATAACATTTCATTCCCTTGGTTCGCATC